TAAGCCTGATCATGTTCGTACTGAACATTTCGATGGTAGCCGCGAGATCATGGCATTCTTTGATTGCATCATTGATCCTGAATCCAAGCGTTATTTATCAGAAGATTACATGTTCTGCTATAACGTCCAAAAGATGGGTCTTCAGGTTTGGTTCTGTCCTTGGATGCAACTACAACACGTTGGAACTTATATCTTTGGTGGATCACTTGCGGATCTAGCTTCTATTGGTGCCGCTGCTACTGCTGATGCCGGACTTCTTAATAAAAAGAAAAAGTGATAGGAGATTTATATTATGAAACTAAGTCCTAAGACAATCTCGGTGCTGAAAAACTTCAGCACCATTAATCCTTCAATCATGTTTCGTGAGGGTAACACATTGGCAACGATGTCCCCTCATAAAACAATCATGGCTAAAGCAACCATTGATGATAACATCACCAATGACTTTGGTGTATTTGAATTGAATAGATTCCTTAGTGTTCTTTCACTGTTTGCTGATCCGGAACTTATCTTTTCAGATAAGAACTATGTTAAGATTACCGATGGTAAGCAAAGTGTTAACTACATCTTTGGTGATCCAGAAAACATGGTCCTGCCTCCTAACAAGGAGATGAAGGCTATTGATCCTTACTTTGAGTTTGATCTTACGCCAGATCAGCATCAGTCTTTGATGAAAGCAGCTGGGGTACTTCAGTTGCCAGAAGTATCAGTCGTAGGTGTAGATGGTGAAGTGTTCTATCGAGCAGTCGATGTAAAGAACCCAACCAACAACTCTTTTGAACTAAAGGTTGGTACTACCGACAAGAGTTTCAATATCATCTTCAAATCAGAAAACATGAAGATTATGCATGATACTTATCGTGTTACTCTTGCTCGTGGTATTGCATTATTCAAGTCAAGTTCACTTGAGTACTGGATTGCAACTGAAGCTAATTCAAAGTTTGAGGGTTAATAATGATTGATCAAGACAAGAAAGATATTCTTGGCGTGTTGACTGAAATTTCAAACTCGATGCTTCGTATTAAGTCAGAACGAGAATATATCAAAGAAGCTATTGATGCCGCCGCTGAAAAGTATGATATGAATAAGCGGATCTTGCGTAAAATGGCAAAGGTATATCACAATAATTCATTTACCGATGAAGTAACAGAGATGGAGGAGTTTCAGGCACTATACGAGTCTGTGGTTATTATTTAATTGATTGGAGCTTTATATTATGATTCGTGATGATTTTTTGTGGTCCCAGTTGTATAGACCTAAGACTATTGATCAATGTATTCTACCTGTTGGGTTGAAAACCACTTTCCAACAGTTCGTAGATAATGGTACCATTCCAAACATGCTCCTGACTGGCCGAGCCGGTGTAGGTAAAACTACAGTTGCTCGTGCCATGCTTGAGCAGTTGGAATGTGACTATATGATCATCAATGGTTCAATGAATGGTAACATTGATACTCTTCGTACTGACATCAGTCAGTTTGCTTCTTCCATGTCATTAATGGGTGGAAGAAAGTATGTGATCCTAGATGAAGCGGATTATCTAAATCCCAATAGTACTCAACCAGCTTTAAGAAACTTCATGGAGGAGTTCTCAAAGAACTGTGGATTTATCCTTACTTGTAACTTCAAGAACAAGATTATTGAACCTCTTCATAGCCGATGTACTGTGATTGATTTCAAGATTCCTAATAATGAGAAAGCTAAAATGGCTTCTCAGTTCATGAAGCGGTGTAAGGGTATCCTTGAAGTTGAAGGTGTTGAGTTTAGTGATGCGGTCCTTGCAGAACTTATTAATAAGTACTTTCCAGATTGGCGACGAGTTCTAAATGAACTTCAACGTTATTCTGCTACTGGTAAGATTGATAGTGGTATCTTGACTAATCTAGGAGATGAAAGTTTTAAGCAACTATTTGAATTCTTAAAAACTAAATCGTTTAGCAACATGAGAAAGTGGGTTGGCGAGAATAGTGATATTGAAACCTCAGTTTTATTTCGTAAGATCTATGACACAGCTTCTCAATACATTAAGCCTGCATCTATTCCTCAACTCGTTTTAATCATTGGTGATTATCAATTCAAAGCTGCCTTTGTAGCTGATCCAGAGATCAATATCGTGGCCTGCCTAACCATGATTATGACTGAATGTGAGTTCACATGAATCCCTTTGACTATGTGAATGCTATTAATGATACAAAGAAAAACCTAATGGTTGGTACGGATAATGATGAGTTGGCTGAAAAAGGTTATACTCCTTTTATGGTCAATAAGTCATTATCATACTTTATTGATACGATCTTATATGCAAATGAGATTAATGAATATGCTCACATAGATAATAAACTTCAATTTGAATACTACTTAAATGGTATTCCTAAAAAGAAAAGATTTAGTAAATGGGCAAAGAAAGAAAAAAGTGATGATTTAGATATAATTTGTGAATATTACGGGTGTAACTACACTCGAGCCGCCGAAATTCATAAAATAATAAATATAACTAATATTGATTTTATGAAACAAAAATTACAAAAAGGCGGAGTGATAAAAAATGAGTATAGTTGAATCCTTGGTTGAAGTGAGTCTTCTAGAACAAGAAGACTTCCTTAAAATAAAAGAAACATTGACTCGTATTGGTGTAGCATCGAAGAAAGATAATACTCTTTATCAATCGTGTCATATCCTGCATAAGCAGGGCAAGTATTATATCGTGCATTTTAAAGAATTGTTTATGTTAGACGGTAAGCCATCTAATTTCTCTGAAGATGATATGTCCAGAAGGAACACTATTGCTACTCTACTAGAGCAATGGGGTTTACTTAAGGTTGTACGTCCAGAATATATTGCAGAACTAATGGCTCCTATCAGTCAGATCAAGATCATCTCTCATAAAGAGAAAGATGATTGGGAACTAGTCGCTAAATATAACATCGGAAGAAGAAAGTAAATGAAAACTTTAAATCAAGTAATTAATGAAATGGCACAAAGATATGATGATGTAGCAGGAGATTCACCCCTAAAACCATCAATTAGAATCAAAGCTGCTGGAAATAATCGTGAAATTGGTCAAATATCTTTTCATAAAGAAGGAAAAAAGCATATAGTAACTTCTTTCCATCATCGCAGTGGAGATTCATATGATTTTCCTCATAATGGCACAAAAGAAGGTGAAGCTCAAGCTGTTAAAGACGCTGAAGAAGCAATACGCGACGCTCAATCGACTACCTCTTCTTTTAGAGGTAGATATACCGAAGAAACCGACTTAGATGAACCAGACGAGCAAAATCATGCAACTTCTAGAAATGGAACTGAACTATTGCAACGTCGTAATGGCGATTGGCAGATTCGACGCGGTGATGGTAAAGTAATTCATAATGGAACTGAAAAATCTGCAAAGCAGCTTTGGAAACAACTCTTTTCGTCAAAGACTGGTACACGTAATTAAAAATACGTTATAAATAGATTTTGAGATTGCCATGCCTTCGGGGTGGCGCGTTTGGCAGTAGCGTATAAACTGCCAATATATTAACCTTGCTTAACAGGAGGTCTTATGACTAAGACATACTTTGTTCCAAAAAATTGGGACGCCTTCAATTCGTTCTTTGTTGGCTTTGATCACGTCTTCAACGAAGCTTCAAAACTTCATGACGATATCACAAAGAGCATTCCTCACTATCCTCCGTACAACATCAAGAAAATCGATGAGAATAAGTACGCAATCGAGCTTGCAGTAGCTGGTTTCGGTCGTTCTGACATTGAGATTGAGTTTGTCGAAGATAAGTTAATCGTTACAGGTAAATCTAATAACGATGAAACTAACCCATATCTTTATAAAGGTATTAGCACTCGTGCTTTTACGCGAACATTCTCTCTAAACGATTCCATCGAAATCAAGGGCGCTGAGATGCTAAACGGAATTCTTCAGATTATTCTGGAGCGTATTATTCCTGAGCATAAGAAACCCAAGAAGATCGAGATTAAAGAACCAACTACTACTAAACAGTTTCTTGCGGAGGAAAAATGAGCTTAATCAAAAATAATATTGCTTTAACTTTATTGATTGTATTTAATTGTGCAGCAATGCTAAGTTATGTAATCAAAACGATTCATTAAGACAGATAAGAGAAGGGGAGCCTTTGCTCCCCTTTTCATTAAACTCCTAGAAGTTTAGCATACTCATAAGTATGTTTCTTACGATCTTCTAAACCAATTGTACCACCATTAATTCTCTTTGTGAGAGCTGTAATGGTTTCATCATTGATACCTTTATCACAAATGTCCCAGAGCTTATTCTTATCAAAGAAGAACATAGCAGATTCAAATGCAAGCTCACCAGAAACGATGTCTGGATTAGTAAGCACATCAGGACGACCAATTGCTTTGGCAAATGCAGCGTAGTTATCTTTACCAGTTAACTGAATGGCACCACGCCCACGGTACTTGAAACCTTCACCTGAGGCCTCATCACCATTACCCATACGACCACCATATACCTTATTGGCAATCTTTTCTGGATTTCTGGCATAAGGAGTAGCAGCGGCAACATCAGGGAAATATTTACGG